GGATACCGACGAGGTAGTTCCAGAGGACTATGAACAACTCCGAGAATTCATCCAGCAGCGGGTCCACCACTGGGAGCCGGTCGACCCAGCAAATCCGTAACGCCTTGGCACGCTCCATCCGCAACGAAACCGACTACGACGACTGGGACTACGGCACTGAGCCGATTGAGAAGGACACGACCTGGGTCCAACCAGCCAGCATCCTTCACCTTTATGCCCGGTTGCTCCAGCGGTTTCAAGAAGAGGAGACCGTCAGCCATGCGCGGCTGGCGGCCCTGGCGGTCACCGAGATTCTCACGATCCCACCCGAGACTCTTTTGAGACTCGCTAAGACCTTCACTCCCTAGTACACTAACTCAGTTCTTTTTTCAATATCATGCTCACACTTCTATCAACCAAGGATGTCGGCCAGCTCCAGGCCTATCTGGTCGAGATCGGCACTGCCCTGGAAAATCTGACCCAGGTGCTGGAGCACGCGCAGACCGTACAGGTCGAGGTCGAGGCTCCTGTTCAGAAGCTGCCCGTACAGCGGGAGTCTCAAAGTAAGACTCGTGTGTCTCGCAGCAAGAGGAGGCGCAAGGCGCTTACGGCTGAGCAGGTGGCGCATATTAAGGGTGCGCTTCTGCGGGGACGGACCGGACTGTCGCTGGCACGGGCGTACAACGTGCATCCCACGACCATCAACCACATCAAGCTCGGGAAGACCTGGAAGACGATTGCTCCAATGGAAACAGGCGGAGTTGTGGCGTGATTCTGTGTGACACAGAAATCCGGGCCCTCTGTATGGAGGGCCTTGTTACTCCCTACGATCCACGGCTGGTGAATCCAGCGAGTCTCGACGTGAGACTCGGTTATGAGTTGATGGTGGAGGTCGAGGAGTTTCCTGACCTCGTGCCAATCGACATTGCCGGGCACACGCAGAGCAATCCGTTTTGGCTGCGGCCGGGTGAGTTTGTGCTGGGTTGCACGCTGGAGAGCTTTTGTCTGCCGGTGGATGTGGCGGCGCAGTTTGCGCTCAAGAGCACCAGGGCTAGGCAGGGGATCGAACATCTGATGGCTGGTTACTGCGATCCGGGCTGGAGTGGTTCCAAGCTGACACTGGAGCTGCAGAACGCCAGGCAGTTACATGCGGTTGCACTGTGGCCGGAGATGCCGATTGGGCAGCTTGTGTTCCATCGGATGTCGCAGGTGCCGGCTAAGGATTACTCAATCACAGGACATTACAACAATGACAACACTGTTAGAGCAGCTAAGTATGTCTGATCCAGTCAACAGGCCGCCGCATTATGCGATGGGCCGTCAGTTTGAGGTGATTGATGTCATCGAGGATTCGGTGAAGTTTGCGCCGAACGCGGTGACCGGTGGGCTCCAGTGGCAGGTGCTCAAGTATGTGCATCGCTGCTGGAACAAGGATGTACCAAAGCAGGACCTGCAGAAGGCGGCTTGGTATTTGAATCGGTTGATCGAGTCACTGGAGGACTGATGGAGACCTACAAGTTCGAGCTGATTCGGGCGGATGAGTCCCAGCAGATTACGAATGCTGTGAGCAGCAAGTTCAAGGCGTTGTTGCTTGTTGATGTGGTCGGCACTTTTGTCGACTTTATGGTCGGGTGCGGGTTTGATAAAAAAGCCTTGTACGCAGCTATGCAGATGCGTATAGATGAGGCGTAATGCCAGCGATACAGACGCCTTGCCCTGAGTGTGGGGCGGCTAGGACGTACGTTGTGCTGTCTAGCCTCTTGGAGACCGGGTGGATTGTGCGAAGGCGGAAGTGTGCTGGGTGTGATCACCGCTGGTACACCAAGCAAGCGCCCGAGGAGATTGTTTCGCCGTACCAGCTGGTCTGGAAAAAAAGCAAAGTTTGGAGTTTGCAGAACGATGTGTGATGTGTGTCCGGGATGCCGGAGTGAGCGGATCTACGTGATCAGCACCGACATCGCTGCCGATAAGCAGCGGCGGAGGCGGTACGAGTGCCGGGTTTGCCTGGAGCGCTGGACGTGCCATGGCAACAAGCTGATTGTGATACACGAATACGACAGGGATGTTCCAGCAGATCAGGGGTGTAGGCGGTGCGGGCACTACTCGCGTGGGGTCTGTTCGCTTGGTATCCCTGAGTCCAGGCTGCCTGGGTTTGTTACAGAGTGTGAAGCCCGGCTGGTGGAGGAGGCACTGGTGTAGTACATTGACGGTGTTCTCGACCCACAGGTCAACATGCCAGTCAGCGATAGGCGTCCCGATGGGAAGGGGCGGAATTTTACGGTGAACTTGAGGTTGAGTCGGGAGGAGATTGAGGAGGCCAGGCGGCTTGGGGCTGGGAATGTGTCGATGGGGGTGAGATGGGCGTTGCGGTTTGCGACAAACCGGAAAATGCGTCCCATCCCGCTGTCTACGATGCTGCGGTCAGCCGCTGTGCTGGCCGCGGAACTTGAGGAACGCGCCAAGAGCGAGCCAGAGCCCGAGTAACTTCGGGCACACTTATCCACACAACGATCCACACCATGGACACAAAGTTTTTGTTTGGCCTGGAGTATTTGCACACGCTCCAGAACGCGACGACTGTTGCGTTTGACTGCGAGACCACGAGACTCCAACCGAAGTTCGGCGGGCTGCGGTTATTGCAGTTGGCGGCACTGGACCGGGAGCCGGTGATCATCGACTGTTGGGAGCTGGAGGATCACCAGTGGACTGAGCTGGAGGATTTCTTTGCGACCAAGCGGTATTGGGTGGCGCACAATGCCGTGTTCGATCTGGGGTGGTTGCAGGAGCACGAGATTTATCCCGAGGGGGATGTGCTTTGCACCATGCTGGCTAGTCGGATCTTGACGAATGGACTGCCGAATGTGAAGCATGGGCTCCAGCACGTGGTAAAGCGTTACCTGAAGGAGGAGATCTCGAAGGAGGAGCAGAAGAGTGACTGGAGTGGTGAACTTACGAGGGAACAGATGTACTATGCCGCGAAGGATGTGCAGGTGTTGATTGAGTTGGATGGGCCGATCAATCAGCGGATGGCGGAGGCGAATCTGCACCATGCGTGGTTTTTGGAGTGCAAGGCGTTGCCGGCGATGGCGCAGTTGTGGAGAACCGGGCTGCCGTTTGATCGCAAGTCACTAGAAACGCTCCAGGGGGACTTAACGGTTGAGCATGAGCAGCGGGGGCGGGAGTTTTTGGTTGCACTGGATCGGGCATTGCCGGCGGACTCCAAGCTACCGAGGGAGGCGGATGGCAGCATCAACACGCGCTCCAAGGCAGTGGGCAGTGTGCGGGCTGGGACCAGGCTGGAGGCTGGTTTCAATCTGAATAGTCCCAAGCAACTGCTGGATGTCTTTACGAAGTTGCTGGGGCGGAAGCCGGTGGATGCGAATGGGAAGGCGAGTGCCAGCAGGCAGGCGTTGCGGGAGTATGCGGGGGACCATCCGGTGGTGGCGGAGTATCTGGCGTGGAAGCGGGTTGAGAAGCGGCGGCAGATGGTTGAGGCGCTGATTAAGCACCTGCAGGCGGATGGGTTTATTCGTGCCAGCTATATGCAGTTGGGGGCGGATACGGGGCGGATGTCGTGTATTAGTCCGAACCTGCAGCAAATTCCGAGAGATTCCAGATTTAGGGACTGTGTGAAGGCGCCGAAAGGGTGGAGACTGGTGGTGGCCGATTACGCGCAGATGGAGCTGCGGCTGGCTGCCGCAGAGGCCGAAGATCCGCTCATGATCGAGGCGTTCCAGCGTGGGACGGACTTGCACACACTGACTGCAATGCAGATTTATGGAGTTGATGAACATGAGGTCACAAAAGAGCAGCGCCAGATTGCTAAATCTGCGAACTTCGGCCTTTTGTATGGATCGGGAGCCAGAGGATTACGCAACTATGCAGCAAGCATGGGGATACAAATGGATCTTGATGAGGCAGCGGAGGTGCGGGAAAAGTTCCACGCAGCCTATACAGGAATCAGCCGGTGGCAACGCAAAAATGCTCAGGCAGCTGATGCTTGTAAAGCAAATGCTGCGATCCGTATTCGTAAGTCGCAGTTGCGGCGGTTTCTTCCGGGTGAGCACAACAAGCTGACGACTAGATGCAACACCCCAATTCAGGGGGCGGGTGCGGCGGTGTTGAAGCGGACGCTGGGGAAGTTGTGGCCGCTGCTGCGCAAGGAAGGTGACGAGGTGGTGCAGCTTGCCGGTGTGGTTCACGACGAGGTGATCTTGCTCGTGCGGGAAGATCAGGCGGAGAGGTGGGCGCTCCAGTTGGCTAAGACGATGGAGGAGGCTGAGGCGGAATGGCTTGGGGTGGTGCCAGCGCTGGCTGAGGCGCATG